AATCCCGCAAGGAATCATTACCAGCGAATCCTTGCAGGAAGTCTTGACCAAATGACATTTATAATTACGCTGCTGGAGCGCCTGTTAATGCACCTGTGATTACGTCGCCTGTGATACGACCAATAGTTGCGCCAACGCCAGAACCAATTGGAGTTTGCAGTGCGTTATCAAATGACATTGTCATTGTGATTGTAACTGCTTCACTGGTACCGTAGTTCAAGTCATTGTAGTTTACGCCTTTTAAGTAGCAACCATACAATTCCCAGGTTTCAAGAACCACCGGAGTAGAATTGCCGTTACCACCATCAAGGACTTCGCAACGTGTTGTAAATTTATAATCAATACCAGCTGCTGCAGAAGCCTGTTCCATGAAGTCCATTTGCTTCTGCAATTGTTCTCCCACACGCTTTTGTACATTGCCGCCTGCATCATCGCGCATCTCAACTGCAATGTCGCCCCAGCTGTGCTTGCCAGCAAGTTTTAGAGTACTGTTATAGATAGGTACTGTGATTTCCTCAAATGTCACTTCTGGACGAGCGAAACTAATCACTTGTTTGGTAAGTTCAGTTCTTGGAGTTGAAATACCTAATCCTTCAAATACCACTCTAAAGCGGTACTTGAGTTTTGGCATCAACAGGCCCTGGGTTGACGAGCTTTGATCGCTGGCCAGTGGCACTGTCATTCTTGTTAGTGATGAAACGGCCATGTGTTATCTCCTATATACAGTATTTATGGCACTTGGAACCATGCGATTCTGAGTCATTATGAATCCAATCATTTAACCTGCTGCCTGCGCAGAAGATACATTGCCAGCTGCGATTTCACCAGTATTCTTAATTCTCAATGGAATGTAGATGAATTCAACTGCTTTAACAGGTTCAATTGCAATGTCAACATACAACTCATTTCTGTCAATGGTTGCAGGTGTATTGTTTGACAAATCACAAACAACTAGATAGTCGTAGATACCGCGTTTAGCAACCAAATCAATCATCAAACTATTGACAGAATTTGCGATTTCATCACGAGTGATCTGATCATTTGGTTCAAACAAGAACTGTTTGCCAATTTGATCAAGTCTGCCACGTATAAATGCCACTAAACGTGCAACATTGATACGATTCATTGCTGAACTAATTGATGTAAACGTCTTATTACCAAAGTTAGTAATACCAACGCCTGGTACAACGGTAATTGGATTGATGTTGTCAGTGTACAATTCATCGCGCAGGCCTTGGCGTACGCCAATTTGTATAAACTCACCAGTGGCTGCATCAATATAACCAATGCGGTCAGCATTGTCAACTAGGCCACGGCGTGTTCCTGCTGGTGCTAACCACGGGAATGCCACTTCGTCATTGCGAATAAATGTACGCAACATCATATGTGTAGCAGGCTGAACAATTGCTGATCCACTCAAATCTGTGGTTTGGCAACTTGGATAGAATGTTGCCATGTATTGGTTAGCAGTGTTCAATCCGTCACCAGTTGGAATTCCTTCACCGTTGTTGTCAGTGCTCCAGGTAAGAATATTAGTTCCTTCTGGGCTCAATCTCAACGGTGTATCAACCAACACAAAGCCGGTATTATTGCGCTCATTGTTGAGTGCCACCATGTTAATAGCCAACTCAGGGTACTGTGGACAAGCAATCAACTGGAAGTCAATTTGTTCTTCACGAGCCTGTGTGCTTGTGTCAATGCCTGATTTCAGTGCCGCAACAATCAAGGCACGCTGTGCCAAACGACCCATGTATGCTGAACCATCATTTCTGTTACCAGAAGCTGTGACCCAAGCATTGGTCACCGCTGGCAGTGTTTGGTCTGGGTAAGATGTAGCATTGAAATAGTTTACTGCAAATCGCTTGACATTGAAGCCTGAACGACGTGTGTTGAACAACAAAATACCAGTTGGGTATAGTGTTGAATCAGGTGCATCTAAATCTAAGTAGTTGGAAGTCAACAGACTTGTGATTGTAGGTATTGTACCAGTCACTGGGTCAGTGCTGCCGTTTGGAGCCCAACGTGCATCAGCAAATAGCACACCATTTTCAGTGGTTTGGTCAGTGTTATTGATTTGGACCCACTGATCTTGACCATCAACTATTTCCCAGCGATACAATTGCGGATAGTTTTCTAAGTCAGAAGTATCAATCCATAAGTCACCGTAAACCAATGGTGACAGTGCTGCATCATTCTGTGTAGTTGGTGCTGTTGTTGCATACTGAGGCCCTGATGCATTGGTAAGACTTAGGTTATATCCACGAACATCATTGATGACGTTTTGATAACCTTGCCAGCCGTTGTTACCATTGATCATGATATCAGCTTCGCTGGTTGTTGAGTAGTACCACAAACGTCCATTGGCTGGATTTTGATCAGGTGCTACAGAACTAGCAGTGTAATCTAATTGTACCCAGTTGCTTAAAATATAGCCACCAGCTGCCATTGCTCTTGCGTTTGTTGACATATCCAACCCTGCAGTTGCAATAGGTGTACCAGTTTGATCTTCAACAACAATTACACCACCTGCGCTGTGAGTCATTACCATTTGACCGGCTGCATTTACTGATGCGCCTACATAAGGAACATTGGCAGCACTCACTGCTGACACAAAATCAGCTGGGGTCGTTCCTGCCACTGTCACTGTCACAGCAGTGGTCAACGTGTTGCTGTTTGGTGCACTGGCTTGAAGTGTAAATGTAGTGTTGTTGATAAACACTGGATCAACAGTTTCTCCGGTGGCATTCATAGCACCGGTTGTGGTTCTTTCAAGTAACTGTAATGTAAATGTATTATCTTCGTAAGTGTCATACTGAGCATACGTTGTTCCAGCTGGGATATTTTGTCCACCACCAGTGGGATCAATAGCTTTGTTTGCACTTTCATCGTTGGCATAAATTGGGCAGCTTTGAGTTACAAACACTCCCAGGGTGCCGCTGTATTTTTTAACTACAAGGTTAGCACCTTGATTTACAGAGGTTATTTTGTTCCAGACCGAACCAGTTGGCTTTGGCTCATCGTCAGTGGAGCGCCAGCGTGGAACTTGATAATTTGGACTCTGTAAGAAACCAGGTGCATAGTATGATCCTTCGGTGATGCCTAATTCAGTCAACGCAGTACCAGACACATTAAGAATGTTTACAATACCGCCATTGGCAGTTGAACCATCGCTGGTAGCAGTGCTATCAGCATAGATAGTCAAACGGCCATCTTCATTGACTGCGGTTACTCCAGTAATGTTGGCACTGTTGATGCTAGATACTACCACACTGACTGTGTTGTTTGGTGATGCAGCCACAGTAATTGGAGTATTATTGACTGTAAACACACTAGCGGCTGTCAATGTAGTTGGTGCTGCGGAACCCTGTACTGTTGCCCAGCTGAGTTTCCATGCATCGCTGCCAATCAATACCCACTCATTCAATGAGTTTTTGTAGTACACTGGATTGTTTACATTCAGTGCGTTGATTGCATAATCGCCAATGGTACCTACGCTTTGTAATGGCAAGGTGCTTGGACTTGCTTCAAGTTGTGTAGTACTAGTCAATACCAAAGGAGTCTTGACAGTAAATGCTGATGTAGTATAATTCCATTCAAAAATGCCCCAAACTGTTGTTGAGGTATCAAGCCAGTATGTGCCAGCATCAGGAGCGCCAGTGGGGCGAACTAGAGTAGCAGTGAGTTCAGCCAGATCAATATCAACTCGTTGAATGTAAGCGCGGTTTGAAATGCCCAGGCATGAATACGCAGCCATCAATCCATATTCATTCAACTCATATCCATTGATTGGAGTACCAGCAGTGGTCTTGTAGAAGAACGGTACACCATAAGTTGCAGCAAGATCTCGCTGACTGGTGATAGTATAAATTCTGTTGGCATTAACAGCCAATGTACCTGCTGCTACACCGGTGCCAGCACCAGAAACTTTGTTCTGTGCAGTTGCAATAAGAATATAAGGTACAGTATTGGTTGCTGCGGGAATATAATTACTCTCGTCAATAACGGTAACTTGTACGCCAGGTGATGTAAGTGCCATTTGGGTGGTTCCTTTTAAAGTTATGAATATTTATCGAATTCCTTTAAAACTGCCA